TTTCATAATGTCCAAAAGAAATAGCCAAAATATTAGGACAAATCGACTGCACCAAATGAAGCATTACGACTGAATCCTTACCCCATGACACCGCAACATAAGAAGGAGCGATCGCTAAAGCCTCTCGAATAATCTCTTTAGCTTTCTCAACTTTGCGCTTAAATGTTGGCAGTGTCGCATGAGCTAAGAATGCATCGCGTTCTATTCTCTCCATACATTATCCGTTGGCATATAGCATATAGTTCTATTGGATTGCAGAAAATACGGTGTTCGCCACCCCCAGTTCATCATATTGATAGATTGAGGTTGTGGAATCATATTAATTGGCATTGGTCGGGCTAAACTTTCACCTCTCCACAAATGCCAATCATGTTCAAAAGGAAGTACTTCCCATTTGTGTACCTGCCCGCAACCTTGCGATCGCTTCTTACCAAGATGCGTAACATTTAGAATTAGTTCGCTAATCTTGTCAGCATTGCCAATCGCAAACCAGTGTATAGTCTGCATTTCGCGATCATATCGTGGTAAATCATAGGCTTTAAAATGCCCTTGCGAACTATCAACCTTAGCTTTCTTTTTACCCCAATCAAGGTGTAGTTCTTGCTTGTCCCATCGCTTACGGTAACGCTGAGTTTGTTGATGATTTTCGATGTAATGTGGTGAACTCACGGCCCAATACCACTCGCCTTTAAGCGTCTTCCGAGCGATCGGCATTTCATCAAAAATCAAGGGCAGATTCTTTTCAGCATCCGCAGCCGTTGGATTAGGCGTGATTAGCCCTAATTGGTCTAACAATTGATACTCAATCAGAGCATCAAAGCTCGGACTCCAATCATCATAGGCAACTAGCGGCGTTGCCATGTGTGCAATTATTTGGAGGTTATCCATTCAGCAAACTCCTAATATCGCTCTTAGAATCCGCGAGAAAGCCCTTGTAATCTTCGAGATATTCTTTATACCTTGCATGAGATTCAGTAGCGCGATCGCTTAGCTTTTGAGCATGAGGTGTAATCGTCATAAACTCACCGCGATCGCCCTCCGCAGTCTCAAACCAGAATTGCATAGAACATAGTCCGCAACCCGTTCCTGATTGACCGCCCAAGTATGGCGATTCTGCAAACTTGAGTAATGCATCTGCAATAAATCCTTCTTCGATTCTGGTAACGTTTGCGCTCCAATAAGAGTACAAAGTAGCACCTGTTTGAAGTAGCCAATTACCCATGATCATCTGTTGGCTTTTCTCTTTTTCGGGCTTTGCTTTTTCGCTTTTACCTTTCTTGGTTTCAGGCTCCGAAACTATACCAAATAGATCGCCTTGAGAAATCATCTTTTGAGGTTCTGGAGTAGCGCCAACTAAATGCTTTGCAAAGTTAGGATCGTGAAGTGAATCGCGCCTTGTCTTTTGGCTATAGGTAAGCCAATCGGAATAATATCGAAGCCTTTCTCCCAAGAATGGTAGCCACTCATCAAGCAAAGCCTTGAGATCGTAATTATTAACATCCGAAGGAGAACCATGATGTAGCCATTGGTTTACGCGTTGGCTGTGCTGCAAATCTTTGCCATCTATAATCTGCTCTAGCGCTGAAATTACGTCAATGGGTAGCGCAGGAGGAAACTGTCGATAAATATATTCAGCACTTTCTACACAAGCCAAATACGCATCACCAACAGCGATCCGACCGTGCACCATTTGAGCATCGGATACACTAAACAATCCTTTAGGTTTGGCAGTTCCTAGCACTGAAAGGCATGGCAAAAGCTGTCTAATCTTTTTGTCCAAATCTAAATCATTACCCGTGCCACCATCAATCGCACCGCCACAAAATAGAGCATGGTGCATCGTTGGCGATACTTGCACACCAATCTGAGATAAGAAAGAATCAATACCACACCGCCTTAAAATTCGATTGCGTAGTGAGTTGCCAGAAAGTGTGAAAACTTCAGAGGGATTTCCCTCTAAATCTGTCACTTTCATCGTTCGTAAATTGGTTTGATTGCCTACAGACTCACTGATGTGGCTTAGCGGCTGCAACAGTGTAATTTGCAGGTGTAGCTTGATATTATGGCGATCGTGTGGGTTGTAATTAAGCATTGATAGTAGCCTCTACATCTAGAGTGTTTTCTGTTTCTTCTGGTACATTCAAAGCGCGATCGCTTTCAAAGCGAACACGACAAAAAGTAGTAATAATGTGCGGTTTTAATTTGCACAAACTGAGGATATGGCGATCGCTTATCCCGTGCGTATGTTTCAATTTGGCTAAAATGTCGTTCCATCCCAACCACCAAAGATCAATATTTTGATCGCTATCAATTTGCTGAATGTCTCCCATACTGCCATCGTCATTCACAGTAGCCCGTAAAACCACTTGTTTTGGCGCGATTATGCGAGTCCATTCTTTTGGGTTGAGGTGTGCAACAATTAGCTTCTTGGCTAAATTCTCAATGTAGTCGTCGATATTGCGAGAGGGAATAGCAGCATTTTGGATACTGCTTTGAAAGTATTCCCATGTTTTTAAGCCCATGGCAGGGCTTTTGCCCTTGTCTCTACAGCGAAAAACCCAATAACTAAGCGCACTGGCTAATGCTGTAGTCTTGTCCTCAGTTTCTATTCCATACATAAATATTTCTCGTACATCTACGGTGTTTTTATTCTAGATCGCAAACAGCATTCCAAGCCGCCAACTTAGCTTTACCGACAGACACACCACGCGCCCTAGCGTGGTCAAAAGCTTTATTACGCAGTCTGCTTAATTCCCGCTGTTTTAGCTCCTTTGGTGTCGCCTTACGTAGCTTAGTGATAGCGCGATAATTACCCTCAACGCATTCAATACGCAAGCGCCTGTTACCGTATGCGATCGCGCCGTGGTTAAGAAGTAAGCGCAATGCGCTCGTATTGATTTGCGTACAGATTTCAATGTAGCGCAAGGAGTAAGAGCCGCGATGGGCATCAAAGAAGCCGATGAGCTTGGCTCGTTCAATTTCTAGAGGCATTATGGTTCCTCTAAATAATCTTCAACAAATTTCACTCGATCGCCCAAGTCCAAACAGTCCCTATACAACTCCTTATAAGGCAAATTTAGATGATTGAGCATCCCTAAAAGCTGAGTATGCAACTTGAATATTAACGGTTGATTAATCGCCGCTTTGTACTCACGATCGACAAAAGGGATTGCAGGGGGAATTAGTACAATTTTGTCAAAATACCGAGCCGTAACATTAAAGCAATCTTGCAAATAGTCCATAACCTCAGACTGTGTATGCTTATCTAACTCACCATTGCCAACATCAGCAAGCAAGTAAGCAGCCATGTCCAACGGTGTGCGATCGCAGATAAAGCTAGGTTCGTCAACTTCAAACCAGATGTCTTCAGCTTTAGCCAAAATCTTTTGCTGCAAAAACAACCTAGTGCGGATATCCAATTTGTCGGACGGGTGGAAACCATGCTCCAAAAACACACTACTCGCATCAATAGGAATATATGGAATCCCTAGTTTTTGCGATAAGGCGATCGCCAGTGTGGTTTTGCCCGTGCCATGTGCACCGCAAAGTCCTATACAGGACTTTGCGGTGCGATAATCTGGATAAACAACCAATCTATCGTCTGGGATAAGCATTGCATAGCTAACCCTTCCACCAAACATAGCTTTCGCTTCGTCTTCAGTGTCAAATCCGCCATAAGCAATGCAGTTTAAGCCTCTGTCCTCAAACATCGCGTACCATTTTTTCATTGTCTTCACTCTTCACCTCCAATATCAATTACTTCCTTGTCCAAGCACTGCATTATCAGTGCTAACTCGCCTTTTAGATCTTCCAGTGTTGTGCCAACAGGTGTAATCTCGTTAGCACTCCAGCTTGTTAGTTCTCCCTTGCTATTGGGATAAAATTCACGAATAGCAAATACATCATCACCGTTTGCGAGAGTTTGCTTTGAGATTCGATACGTCCAACTCATTATTTCAAATCCCCAACAATCATCTCAAAAATGCTATGGGTGCAACAGCCCATAAACTTAAAATCTTCTGCGGCGATCGGGTCAGTTGGATTACCGTCGGCATCAGTATCAGTCCAAAACATTTGCGGTTTATATGGTTCGCCGTTTAGCGTGAACTCAATGCTTTCAATGTTCTGGCTATCCCAAAGAGCTTTTTGCGCTAGCCATGCTTGGATGTCTTCAATCTTGACGATCATTACCCTTTACTTTCCCTAACTCCATTGTCATTGTTATATCTGCCACGCTGATCGTATGCCTTGATTGGCTGTGCATTGGTTTTCGTGAAGATAATTTGACCAATTCGCAACCCTTTATAGATTGGGATTGGGTTTGGATTGGCGTTAAACAGCTCCATAGTTAGCTTACTGCCATGCCAAGCAGGATCAATAAATCCTGCTGACAAATGCTCATAACCCTCGCGACCTCGACTAGATTTAAGCGCGAATTGTGCTGATACATTACGAGGAATATTGAAAAAGTTGTCAGTCTCAGTAAGGATGAAATCACCTTGTGCGATCTTAAAATCGGAAACTTCCCTCAAATCAATATCGCGCCATTCCTTATAACAGTATTTTGGAACTTTGACCAAATCTTCGTAGTCACACCCAAGATCGTCAACAAAGGTCTTTTGCACTATTTCATAGCGATAATCTGTAACAGATAAAAGCTTAACCCTGTCACCAATACACACATCATAGCTAGCCGCATTAACCTGTTCGGTGTTATATGGATAAATCATTGGATTCTTTGGACATGGCATAAGCCATTTATAAGCTAGTGCCTTTAAATTCCACCATTGCGGCTCAAAAGAGCGATCGCCGCATCTGTGCTGTATTTCCCAGTCAACTAGCGTCATTTTCAAATAACCTCAAAATCCTAGAACTAGCGCCCATCTTCTGAGCTTTTGCGCGAGAAGCTTCTACCCTATACCGATCTTCCATCTGCTGTGATGAAATGGCGATCAAGATACGCTGTTTTTCTGGCTGTTTTTCTGTGTCACTCATGGTTATTTTTACTTATAAATTTTTGAACAAGTACCAATCGATCTTCATTGTTTAACAATGGGTTAGCGGCGATCGCCATTTCTATGGCTCTTAATCCATCAAAAGAATATTTGGTAGCGCTAAGCTCACATTCAAAACCACTCAAAAGCTTTTGCCATTCAGGAATAATGACAATTTTGCTGACTTCTTCATTGGCTTTTTCTAGGTACAACCTATTGTTTATACTAACTTCAGTCTGACTTGTAGCCATCAAAGCCTCCTAATCTTCTGTAAATCATCAGCACTGCAATTCAGTACATTGCAAAGCGCATCAATTAGGTCAAATTCCAAGAACCTGTAATAACCCTGCTCTAACTTTTGGATTTTGCGTAGATTGCAGCTATCCATACTTGCAGCATTGGCTTTTAGCCAAGCATCGCACTGCTTAGCTAATTCCTTTTGAGTTAGCGATCGCGCTTTGCGTAGGCGCTTAAGGTTTAACTGCATTACATAAACATCCTTGAATACATTACTAAGCTGCCAGCAACAGCCACATTATAGGAAGCGGTGTTAACAGATTCAATAGATACAATGTGCTGACATTGGGCGCGAACTTCGTTAGGTAATCCGTTATCCTCACTACCTAGTAAATAGATCGCAGTCTTTGGGTGCTTAAATTCACGCAATGCAGCACCACCCATCTCAACACCAATCAACTGAGAGCCGACTGGACGATTGTCAAGAAAGTGGTCGAAGTCACGGTAGTTCACTAATGGGATCTGCCTTTCGGTCTTGTACGTATCACTGGCTTGATGCTTGTATCTTTTCCCGATGGTAAAAATACCGCTAGCACCTAATTGATAAGCGCTTCGCCACAAAGTACCGATGTTCGGCTCTGTCTTACCTTGGTAAATGCCAATCTGAAAATATCCACTCATGCTTACTTGTTACCTTATTACTCTTAATCACTATAACATCTACTATCCCTTAAAAGGATACTTTTTACTTATATAATTAGACGAAAAGCAGTGACAATACTAATCATTTGTGTATTGACTATCCCTCAAAAGGATAGTATCTTTAATACAGAAATTAACTTAGTAAACAGGAAAACGCAATGACCGCTACACAACTCGCACCAATCGCAAACGCAATCGAACTAGAGCTACAAGACTTGCGCGAAAACCACGAATACGAAAAAAATCAATGCCAAGCGGCGATCGCTAAAGGTGACTTTGTAAGAGCATCACGCTCTATGCATGAGTGCATGATCTGGCAGTATAACCAAGCGTTTTGCGATTCATTTACTAGTAGTTTTGATTTAGATGTTAATTTATTTGACTCAAGCTACATTGACAATCGCATCGGTTCTTTGATGGCTAATATCCTTTGCACAGTATCGAATCCACGCGCCGCCGATCTTGCATTGCAAGATGCTCAAAAGGAGCAATACAAGTTTTTAACCAAAGTTCAAAAGATGATTGCTCGTAGAGAGGCTGCTTAACCCATGACAGAAACACAACCCGAATACACATTACCAACGCGATCAACCCATCAAGAATCCGCTCTGAGCGAAGAAAATAGCCTCATTACTAAGCTGCTAAGCGCCAAGGATGAAACAGGCAATCGCAAGGTCAAGAAGTTGAAACTAACTAAATATTACGAGAGTAAATTTAGTAAATAAACAATCAAGAAACAGGAAAACAAAGGAGTAAACCAATCATGATCAGAACAACAGCAGGACAAATCAGCGCTTCATCCTATGGAGTAATCGATATTAAAAAGATAGCTTTATTCTTTGGTGCATCACAAACAGCGTCAATCATTGACTTGATTGATTATCCTATTGATTTAGATACACATAAACTAGCTAGGTTTGCATTGTCTGATAACCAAGCGGCAACAATCACAGGATTGTTGGATGCAATTATTGAGATTGTCGCTATTGAATCGCAACCAATTGTAGGAATGACTGAGGTTTATTGTGATGACTAAACCCGTAAACCACTACGCATCAACCACGCCGATCCCTGATTGGCTTGAGGTTGAAATCATGGCTATGGATAAAGATTATTCGCTTGCGATGCTAATTCGCGATCTAGGATTGGCTCTATTTTATGGCGAATGGGATGTACATACGCAATCCAAAGGATTGAGCGATCGCGCTTACGAATTACTAGAATTTTCAGACCGCGACACATTCAAAGCGCTACTCCAATGGGTAGCGATGGAGTTGATTTAGGCATGACATTTATATTCCCCCCGTTCCTAGAACCAGAAATCGCATCTATCAGTAGCGATCGCCTTGCAGTAATTATTGATGGCTATAGAAAGTTTGCCGAATCCCCTAAATCGCACTGGTTGGTAGACAATACACACTTTATATCTATAGAACAAATTGGAGAACAAAAATTAATTTTTTCGGTACGCAGATCGCCAGATAAACAGTTTTGGTACAGAGTTGGATTTGGTAATATCGTTTTTGAGACTTTAGAGGCTGACGCTTTTATTCAGTGGTTGGAAGACAAAGAACGTGAGATTGGATGGATTGAAGAAGAGGGCTATTTACTTGATGAAAGATTCAAATAAGCAAATCAAAAATTTAGTCTCAATGAATGAGCAAAAAATTGTAAGCCGCGATCAAAGTATCGGAACATTTGCGCTTTGTGGCTGTACTTACTTTTGTGCTATATCAGAATCCGAGATACTGCTATCACATTACGATCCTTGCTCTGTCAATATCCAAATATCAAGCTTTAAAAATTGGAGTCAAAACAAATCGTTTGAACTGCATATTTTTACTTCTGGAGAATGGGTAAAAGATGGCTCAAAATGGGTAATGCAACCAAGGCGAAATTTTGATATTAATAACGCAGTTGTCAAGTGCTATAGCGAATCAACAAGTTTTGATGAAAATCTTTTTTCTAGATCTGTTGCTTGGAATGGTCAAAAAATCGTAAGTGGATTAACGACTTTTTAGCAGTAGACCTAAGCTACAATCGATAAAACCTACCTCCAAAACCACATGCTAAATACTTTGGATTTTGCCAGAAAAAAGCAGATAATCAGAAGTTTTCGAGAGGGGATTTATCAGAATTTTAACTACAAGTGCGTATATTGCGGATCGCTAGCGCAATCACTAGATCACGCAAAGCCTAAAGCTCGTGGCGGCGAAACAGTGGCAAGCAACTTATTGCCCGCTTGTCTGCCTTGTAATCGCGATAAAGGTAGCCAAGAGCTATTTGAGTGGTATAGAGCGCGGTACTACTGGACTCAAGAGCGTGAGTCGGCGATCGCGAATTGGATTAATTAATAAAGGAGTAATCATGAAAGTAAAATTAACTGCTACCAGAAATATTGAATCGTTTATAGAAAATGGATCTATTGTTGGATTCAATTGTACAAAACCTAAAATCTTTGACGGTTTTGTGGAAGTTAAGTTAGAAAATCTTACTGATTTTTATAAATTAATATGCGATCTCTCAACAGAAAACAGTTTGATTATAAGCTCTGCTGATGAGTCAGAATGTGACATTGAGATTTACAACGATTATAGAGAATAGTAACCACACCAAAAGAGAGAGCGATCGCAATGATCGCTCTCTCTTTTGGTCTATTTATAAGGCTTAGGCTTCGGCTTACCTTTGGGCTTAGGTTTCATTTTCATGGCAGTGGTTCTGTGACTTAACACTTTTATTATCGCAGATTGTCCTCAAGATTTAATTTAATAGATCATCACTCAATTCTAGTATTAGTAACAACGATCGCCGCGAGTTCGCGGTTGATTTTGCTGCGTAGTTCAATCAATTGAGCGCGTAACGCTCTTTCGTCTAAGCCCCTGTTTTGGGCGGCGTATTTCATTTCGTCAGTCAATGCGTATATGCGGGTTAAATCGATCATTTTGCTAACCTCTGGAAATAGTGGCAAGTGTATCTGTTACCAGTCTTAATCACAACGTTACCGCCCTTTTTGCGACATAGCCTAGAAGCCTCTTGATTGCTTCTAGCTGTGATTTTACCAAGGTCAGAGAAGCCACTGCCAACGGTGCGATTAACTTGCGCGATCGCAGGGGTGGAAATAGAAAGCAATGCGAGGATTAGTAGATATTTCATGGTTTAATATTTGGTAGAAATGCAGTTTTTCGGGTTTCAGCGATCGCTTGTCATGGGGCGATCGCTGATTTTTATTGGAGTAATGACGCTAAATATTTAACTCTGAGTAATGGCACTACAGCGCACTGGGGGACGATCGCATTGCCTATGGCTGCAAGTCTGTCCAGCCTATCGGCAGCCCCATGCGGTATTCCCCACGGCACGGGTTCAAAACTTGACCTTTTGGCAACATTAGCAAATCGTCTATTCTCTCGATGTGTTTTGGGCCTTTGTAGTTTCTGCCTGTTCTGCCTTTGTAATCCGTAGCGCAAGGGGTTGGTTTTAATTTCCGTAATTTGACTTCCAATTTGGTCTGACCAGGTCGGCGCTTGCCCGAATAAGCCATTTGGGTAGGCAATAAGGAAGATCCGCTCTCGTAAATGATCATGTCCGAAAGTGGCTGCGCTGATAACTTGCCATTCCGCATCGTACCCGCTTTCGGAAAGGCTCCTGAGAACTTCTCTAAATCCGTTGCGAAAAGCTCCTGCGACGTTTTCCCAAATAAGGAAAGTTGCTCTACTCTCTTTGTAGATTCGTAATTGTTCAAACCATAGACTTGACCTTTTGCCCTCGATAATGCCCTTCTGAACTCCTGCGATAGAAAGATCTTGGCAAGGCGATCCCCCGACAACAAGATCGCAGTATGACGTAGGTTTATAGGTTGTGACATCATCATAAATTGGTGTATTAGGAAAATTTTTCTTTAATACTTTTTGACAGAACGGATTAATTTCTACTGAGACGATTGTCTCAATTCCTCCAACCCAATCGCTTGCTAGTCTAAAGCCGCCTATTCCTGCAAATAGCTCGATCATTTTGAGTTTCATTGCACTAGCTCCACTAACTCGCACTCGTAAGCAAAAATATTCTCAGCAATCTCACCTTGGCTAGAACCGCCTTTTGCTAAATAATCAAAACAACGCTCTGATGCGATCGCTGATTCTGGCAATGCATAAACTTTGTTGCCGATATATGCAAAATGTTGAGCGACGTGGGTATCGGTATACCCCATCTCTCGCAGGGCAAGAGCTAATGGTGACTTACTAGGATACTTTGCGGCGGCGATGTGCGCGGCGGTTACAGATACTTTGATTGTACTTAGCATCGCTTCAACCTCTTGACTACTTCCTTTTTGTACTGCTCTTTCTTCTCTTCCTTCACCCGCTTAGCTTTAGCCACAGGATGAGCTAGCTCTGATTCAAGGAAATCGGCTAGTTCGGCTAAACATCCATCCTGATCGACAATTTTAAAATCATCGTTTGGATATTTAATTTGTTGCTCTTCCATTTCCTGTCTGAGTTGCAATAGATTGCTCGTTAGTGGCGTTTCTTCCTCTTTAAGCATTATTCGTACTAGCTTGAATTTCTTCTCTATTGGTTGCTGCATGATTTTCGCTTATTTGTTTAGTGACTCGTTTTTGCTATAGCATGTAGTTTGTTCTATCCAAGTAACAAAATAGTTATCTTTGATCTCAGATTCTTTTGCAATTGCAGTACTTAAAAACATATAAGCAGCATGGATATGGGGCGAATCATAGCGATCTTTTTTAAAACAAAGAATGTAGATGGTCATTTGTGAAGGGCGGCGCTATACCGCCCTGTGAGTGTGGGTTAGTAGCTAATTTCTTATCGCTCATCTGCTTCTTTTGCCAATAGTGTAGCCAAGGGTAAAAGAAGAAATACATAAAGACGCTAGACTAAAAATCACAGTAAAAATATATACTCCGATCATAATTAACTCCTCGCAACCGCAATCTTAATAGCGAGGTATAGAACTTGTTGTAGTAGTTCTTGCATAATGTTTAGGCGGCATTGCGCCGCCTGTGAGTGTGTGGTTAGTAGCTAGAAGGGGATATCAGAATAGTCTGGAGTATTTGCACTCTTACTAGGCTCAATCACTGCAACGGGGGCTACAGCTACTCTAGTTTGTGCTGCTTCCAACTTTTCAAAATCAGCAGTAGAGCCACCAATCAAATTAGCAAATGAGGGGATCTTTGTAGAGCCAATCTTTTTACCCAAAGACTCAATAGATGAAGAGCATTTTTTGTCCTCGTATTTATTGATAGTCCACATGCAAGGGATCGCGGCTTTACGATCAGCTTCGCTTAGCTCAATAAAATAAGTTTGAGCATTGCTGTTTGCGTTGACCTTACGACCATCTTCAAGAGTAAACAGCACATTATCCTTGAAACCTTCTTTATTAGAAGGTGTGACAGATACATTTACAACCTTAAAGGACTGAATGCCAGTGCCTTCAAAAAGCTGGTAAGCCTTGAAGAAACTTCCACCAGCACCAACGGCTTCAACCCAATCAATTAGATTGTTTTTCTCAGCAATATCATCAAGCCGATCCAAGTCCATTGATGGGAACTTGTCGTCAACCTTAGCGATCGCAACTGGGATAATGTATCGAAAAGATTTATCTTCGTAAGTGGCTTTAGGTGACCACTCCAGCACATAGTACTGTTTGTCGTTTATATCCATCTTGGATGTAGAAGTGAGACGACCTGTAATATTGCCACAGATTAGATTCTCACCATCTTGAATGATTGGGAATTGACGATTACCAAAGATTAGAAGCAACTCATCATTTTTTTTCTTGATACGACCGCCATAAATATCTTCAACCAAGCGGCGATCGGTATCAGTAGCCGAGCTACGAACTGAGAAAATCTCAGAAAAAAGCTCGTCTATTGAGTACTTATTGTTGTTAGCACTGCAAAGGATTGCAAGAATAGCGTAGAAAATCTCGGAATAGTCTCCAGCCGTAATCTCAGCACATGCTGATAGCTCTGCATAGCCTACCTGTGTCCACTCATCTTGAGTGAGAAGATTGGCAGCAAAGGGCCTTGTTTTTAGTGAAAATTGAATAGCCATAATGTTTTGTTTCTGTCTTTTATTTCGTTTAATTTAGCTTTTTTTACTCGCAGCTCGCTACGGTGCGAAACCTACAAAGCGCTGTAGGGGCGGTCAATCAACGATGCGGATTAATATTAATAGCGATCGCCCAAATAATAGGCGATAAGAATGCAACGCATAGCCAGTATGTTAGTTGCTGGTGGTAGTAGTCGTATGGACTCATGCTAAACCTCCGTTAGCTCTTCTTCTTTGACGGGTCTTTCAACCCTATTACCACAGCGGATCAAATAATCGTATCCTGCGACGTTGCCAAGAGTATCGATTATTGTGGCGATCGCGCCTTGGTAGCGGACTTGTTGCAATGGTTGGTACATTAAATCAAAGCTCCGCAACCGTAACGAGCGCTAAACACAAAAGCGTCATCACCAAAATCATCGCGCCTTGTGTAGGTAGATGCAAAGTCATCGGCTGTGTATGCGCCTTGTGCGGCGATACGAGCAGCCCGATCTAGCTCCCATTGGTCAACTACTGGTAAAAGCTCTTGATAAGCTTGCTTAGCTACGGTTTCGCAGATATTGACGACAGGGGGAAGTAAATCGCTGATGGCTTGCTCGGATTCAGTGGCGATCGCATCATCGCTTTTTGCGTCTAGTTTGCGCTGTGCGATCAGAGTGTTGATTGCTTGTAATGCATCCTTAGAATTATTGCTGCAACGGCTTACCGCTTGGGGCTTATCCCCCAATGTGGTGATTTGCGCTGATTGTCTGTACCCTAAGCCAGAAACATAGAAGTCGAACCCGTTATCGTTTGCGATTTTCTTTACTGCTTTGCTGATCATGATGTGTTTGCCTTGTTGCTTGTCTATGAATAACAGTATTACATGCGATATGTTATTTTGTCAACACTTAAAATATTTGACTTATGTTTTTGATTATGTTAAGGTGTTTGCATGTTGTTAAAGAGTTGAATTTATGGCAGTGCAAACAATGCAAGTAACTACAGGTAAGCATCAAAATCTTAGGGTTCAGATTGAAGATCTTGATACCCTAAAAAGACTTAAGCGAGATGACGAAATCAGTCTTGCTGTAACCTTCCATCGCATCGTAGAAGCAGCAGAAATGTATGACGTAATCATGAAAGCTGGAGAGGCTAAATCATGATTGAAGGTGTTTTGATTTTTGTGATCGCGGTTTCCTATGGCAGCATCATTAAGATTGTTTCTGACGGTAAATATTACTCAAGTAAATACAATTACTCAGGGACATATCTATATTGGTTTTTAGTTGGCTGGTTTGTATTTCCTTTTTGGGTTATCTATAAATTCTGGAAATGGTTTTTAACTGAGATGCCAAGTCAAATCAAGGAATGGAGAAGAGAAAGAAGATGCAGCAAATAGAAAATCAAAAAGTTCTACACCCTGTCGAAAACCTTACGATCTTATACCGCGCTCGATACTATTGGTGTACGCCCGATCTTGCCGATCGGTATCAAGATCTTGCCGATCGGTATCAAGACGTTTTTGATCGACTTGACGAAGTAGGCTTATTCCCATCAGAGTTTTTTGGTGAATTTATTTACGGATTTGTAGAGTCGCTAGAACGACAAATCGATCCTAATTGTCAATCATCACGCATATTTTACGAGCCTTGCCCTGTAGTGAAAACTACTGCGATGGAAATCATCGTGGTATCGCAGAATATACCGCTTGATATTTTGGAGTTATTCCCAGACTTTTACAAGGGCGGTAGATTCCATGTCAACAAAGCCAAGCTACAGCAATCAGGCAGGGCTTATCACTCGCGACATGGTGAGTATTTTTACATCAGCGCACCTGATAGCGCGATCGCATTGGGTGAGAGTAAGGAATTAGTGGAGGTGTGATTATGATTTACCAACTCAGTCGCGACTACGATCGCGCATGGCAATTGATACAGCAAGGCGAAAAGCTTGCGTGTTGGGTTGATTACGATTCACTTTTTAGAGATATTGCTCAGGCTTACAAATGGTTTGGAGCGACAATGATTGTAGCGAGAGGGACTCAGTATGTTTATTTGTTTGAAGAGCAAAATAATTTTGATGATTTCGCCAAGCGTTGCACAGAGCTTAATGCTGAATTTTATCTACCACTTGCTGACAATATGATCGTGATTTCTGAGGAGCGTTTAACAGAAATAACCTCAAAAGTCATTGACAGGAATTTTGAAAATTTAAAAAAATATCGTAAGGGAGAAGCATCATGAAAACCCCACCGATCGCATTCACAGAAGACAATTTTTGCGCTGTTCTCAACGGTACTAAAACCGAGACACGCCGCCTATCTAATGGCAGTGATAAGCCTAAGTATAATGTGGGCGATCGCTGCTACCTAACAGAGCCAACGCAAAACCTAGCTGGCGCAGATTACACAAACAAAAAACTGCATATTCAGTATTTTTGGCATAGTCCAGAATCTAAGTGGGTAACTCCTACTGAGCAAGATTTGATAAAAATCAACAACCGCAAAACTGGCTTATACTCAAAACAAAACGCCCGTTTCATGCTGAAGTCCTTTGCCCGTTACTGGGTTGAGATTGTTGATGTGAAGTTAGAGCGATTGCTTGATATCACGGCTGAGGCGGCGATCGCTGAAGGGATTGAGTATGACGATTACTGGGATCGTTATTGGGATTACATGGCAGAAGATTACTCTTTTAAGTCTCCCATTGATTCTTATATCTCAGAGATCGAGATGCTGCATGGCAAGGAGATCGCTAATTCAAACCCTTGGCTATGGGTGTATAAATTTAAGTTTTTAGGTAACAACAATGAGTGAATTAGAACAGATTGAAGACATGATTCTAGAGAGCAATGAAGAGTGTGGTAATTATTACCAGATTCAAGAATTGCAAGAAGAGGCTGAAAACATTAGAAATCAGCTTAAAACCTACGGCGAATTGCTGGCAGAAATACAGCCCCAAGTCATCACCAATGATGCAGAAAATGACGCAAACCTAGCGCACATTGAGAGGCTGTGGAGCATTGAAAACCGCACACCAGAAGAAGAAAAGCTGTTTGATTTGCTGCTTTTGCTTTCAGAGCAATTTGAAGAAAAGGCTTATCCGATGGAGTCGTCATGGTATGCGGGGCTTTGGTATCGGATTCAAGCTTTTATTTTTAGGTGGTAACAATGGCTAGGAAATCAGCACCCAAGAAAGAAGTAGCGATCGCACCAATGCCGATCATTGAGCGATACCGATCGCGCCCGTGGAAGGAGTTCGTGATGGAATTTGTACCAGCGGATAAATATCCAACTATGCGTGAAACTTATTTAAAGTAAAGCGGCGCTATGCGCCAACCAACAAACCCGCAAAACACAATAAAAATCGCAACGAGAAATCAATGGTTTCAGGCGTTGCGATTTTTGTTTTTATGTGCGGCGCGAAGCGAGTCGTTAGGATTAGCTTTTAAACACTTTTGTTCTGCCAATCGTGGCAGTCGTTAGCAGTATAGAAACTAGCGCTATCCCGTGGCGGTACTTTGGTACAGAGCCGCCAATTATTAAATCGGCAGTTGTGGCAACCTTTCAGCGATCGCACGTCATGAGTATTTGCTAGCAGGACGGGGTAAGACTCTTGTACTTGGTATTCGGTAAGTTGTGGCGACATGTTTTATTTTGTGTTTTAACAGTTATAATTTAAAAGCATTGTTACCTTTGTTTAACTTGTTACTTTCTTGATCAAAGGCGGATCGCACTCCCTACAGCGATCCGCCTTTTTTATTGTCTAATCACAACCTTTAAAACATAAAAGTAAAGCACCTCTACCAAAATCGGTAGAGGTGCTTTACTTTTTAAACTTGAGGAGTTAGTATTGAATTACCACAAACAAAATCTAACGTCCCGTCTTTTTTATGTAAATCAATATTAGCAGCTAGCGTTATAGTTTTGCAAGTATTTGGCATAAGAATTTTGGGTTTTGTGGTCTACGCAGAGAAAGTGGTTAGCTGTATCTCTGTAAGGTGAAAGCGTTGTGATGACTCAGTGCATAACAATTATTCCCCCTTACGCGTGTCAGAGCCTTTAGCAAAGGACAATGACGTAGACACGCAAGCAATAGGTCGATGGTGTCACCGTTGGATATAAGCCCCAATGCGTCTGACTTAATTAGGGAGGCATCCCGCAAATAAAAAGGCAAGCCATCCGCCAGATTAGCGTCACCTGTGATACTCAATACAAGAGTAATAAAAATGGGTTTAAATTACTGACTTAGGTGATTGAGTGAAAGACTCATAAATTTGTAGAGTGCTAATAAAGACTCTACATAAGGCTCTGCATTGCTCAAATCTAGAGCATCAAACGGAATTAGCGAATTATCAAATCAAAAAAAAAGAAATTAATCATTTTCAAGTTTTAATTTAATTTCTTTAACTTCCTGTTCTAAATTGGAAAGGCGATCGCTTAAATCTCCCCATGCATCGGCAGGCATGATTAAGCAAAGCTCATTAACCAATTTAGTAAAATCAATTTCTTTGTCACCGTTTGATCTTCTACGCTCTAACTCTTTTATGAGTGATGCGTAAATATCTGGATAGAAACGAATGCTGCGCGGTATACCTTCCATATTTTGCCAATATAAATTTATTTTACTTTAGCACTTGACAAGCTAATACTACGAGCTGTAGTATCCTATTTCATAAGCCATGACGCACACGATCGCTCACGCCATGACGCACACTGAAAGCCATATAGAGCTTAGCGTTAAGCAGATTATTGAAGCATACGGATTTGCAAGATCAACTTTTGAGGATTGGCGCGATGCTGTTTATTCAGGAGTTGGCGATCCGCCTTATTCACAAGATGAATTGAAAATCATTCTTGAGTATGCTGAAAAGAGGTCTGCTAAAGCGTTTGGAGCTTCTAAAAACAAAAACACTCGTAAAATATCAAGGATCTTAAGATCGTTATGACAACCCAATACAAGACTAAAGAACAAGTAAAAGCGGAACAATCTGCATCTCAAGATAAGCCATCTCAAGATGCAAATAGTACCTCTATTCCCGTTATTGAGGGGTTAGAAGGTAGTCTTGAGATGATTTACACTCATCAGCGCAACAAAGCCCGTTCAGTTGTGCAAAGAATTAAATTTGAAGCATGGCGAGATGAGTTTGACAGTGCATTAGAGGAGCCAAAGATCGATCCTGATTTTTTTACCAATTTGTCAAAAAATTACAGTCCGATCGCTCCGAATCATATGCCTATGCTATTGTCCATTCCGTCTTCCCTTGCTGAGTCTAAACCCGATCAAGAAATCGAAACACTTACAGCCCGCTTTGATGAGTTGGTGGCATTAGAAAAAAGTTCTGAAGCAACTAACGAGCAGTTATCAGAATTGGATGAGGTAGAAGCAAAGCTCAAGGCTTTAGGAATTATTAAGTGAAAACCTCTCGCGACCTATCCACGCTTTCATCGGTCGAGCTGATCGAAAGACTACGCGCAAAGGATCAGATAATTGCCTTGCTCGTTTTGTCGATAATCTCTACTTTGATTACTGGCGTATCAGTTGGATTTGCGATTGGGTTTTCTTCAGGCTATACAGCATCACAAATACAGAGGGCAAAATGACTAACTTCTTTGTAAATTTCTTTAGTTGGATTTTAGGTATTCCCCCTGATTGGGATACAGACTGGGAAGCAAGGCAAGATCGCGATGTTAATGATTGGGATGATTAAACAGATTATTTCAATCGTTTTGACCGTAGCGAGTTCAGGATATATCGGCTTTGCTGCTTACATCCTGAACTCGCTACCAGAGCAAATAACAGAATCAAAAGCAGCTTTCAAAAAGAATCAATTATTGCGAGAGATCCGCGATGCCTACAACCAGACAGCACAACCTTAACCATGTACGAGCGATCAGCACTTCCTTTTTAGTTGCCATGAGTTCTTGTGTTTTGTCTGGTGTTTGGCTTGCTGGTAGTTGGGTTTACTCTACCTATCTACAGCCTAAAGTTGCAGTAGTAGAAGTCTCGGAATCTCGCAAAGAATTAGAAAACAGACATCGCAAATTACTGGATAAATCTGGATTTAAAAGCGATGTCAATCTTAGATCTGTTACTGATGAAAATTTAAAAGCTGCTAACCGCAAACTGGAAAAGGCACTGAGAGCAGGGCAATGAACTTAACAAAAGATTTCCATGTATCACAAGTAGCGCTAGTACTTATTACACAGCGCTACTCTCACTATGGGAGTCTTTCAAGTTCCTTTATCGCTTTTCTCCTATTCCTGTCTATCCCATTTCAATCAAATGATTTTGCTAAAGGATTCATCTTTATTTCTCAATTAGCAGCTACAGCCAATTGTTTTAAGCTCTCTAGGCTTAATCAATCCTTGTCTAGTGAAAACCATCTAAGTGTCATTGATAGAGCTAATGAGGGCTTATCCAATCATTTAGCAGTATCTTACGCGTCGCCAAAACGTGATGTAGTTGTGATGGAATCAGCTAAGCCTTTAGCACCATTAGTTAAGGACGATATTAAAAAAGCTCTTTCCAAGCCTCATATTATGCTTTTAGGGGAAACAGGATCGGGTAAATCCACTTTAGTTAAATATTTGGTTTCCCAATCATCCGCCCCTGCGATCGTATTGGATGTTCATGCTGCCCCTGATGATTGGCAAGGCATGACAGTAATTGGTGCAGGGCGCAACTATAAAGCTGTTGGTGATGAGGTTAATCGATTAGTCCAATTGATGAACGATCGGTACGAATTACGAGGTAAAGGTAAAACAACTTTTGAGCCATTACTCGTAATTCTTGATGAATTTCCCGCTTGTGTTGCCAATCTTGGTAAAAAGTTTACTGAATCAATAATGCTATTGGTTCGTGAAGCTAGAAAAGTAGGTATTAAATTAATTATTCTTGCCCAAGGGTCTGAAGTAAAAACATTGGGAATTGAAGGGCAAGGAGCGATCAGAGAATGCTTTGCTATGGTTACACTTGGTAAATTTGCAATCAATGCAGCTAAATCGCTTAAAGATGAGCAAATTATTGAGTTTATCAACAATGCTCAGTATCCTGCAATGTTGGACGATCTGCCTTGTGATTTGCCCAGTATTGGCAACTTAAAGCTTAATTTGTTGCCAATGCCAAGCGATTATAATCCTACGCAATTATCATTACAACCTGAATCGATTACTGATAACTCTGACTTTGATTTCCTGCAAGATAGAGAGCCAATATTTTTAAAAATTGTTGACTTTCTAGATGGTAGGGATTGGGAGCGCGATAATTATATTCGTGAGTCAATTACCGACCTGAAAAGGAATAAAACACCGATCGCTGAAGTCCAAGGCTATCTGCAATATTTGGAGGTGCAGGGCTATGTGGAAACTCGTAACGCTGGAAGAAACGGATTAGAAGCAAGGAAAATATGACATTAAATCAAAATATTCCATCAAAACTAAAAGAAGAACTTACTGAGCTTTTGATGCAAGTTTGCAACCCTCACAAAGTGGTTATTTCACCCAAGTTTGATGACAACTACAAGTATTATTTATTACCCGATGGCACGTACAGACAAGATAAACGGACTTTTGGAAACAATGGAAAACTCAACTAATTTACTTCTAATTCCAATCTCTCTAGTCGTTATCGCTTTTGTTTGCCGATGGCATACGGCGTTTGTGGAATCGCAGATTGAGGGTCGCGATCGCAGATTGAGAGAGGTTGAGATCGCGTGGTTGCGTCGCTGTTATGCGGTAAGCATGGTCGAGCGATTGGACAGGACTTGGTAAAAACAAACTATGGATGAATTTTATGAGTAAATATTACCAACTCAGTACGGATTACGATCAAGCTGACAAGCTTTTGAGTAAAGGGCTGTCATTACCAGCATGGATGGTTTTTAACCAAAATCCTTTAGTATTTAATACCGATCACAAGCAATTAAGAGTGTTTTCTTCTTCTGATGAAAAACTATTTATTGACGGGTTGAAGCCTCCTTCTGATTTTACTTACGAAAAGTATCAAGTTCTATTTTTGCTGCCGATCCCCGATCCCACAATCGCGCTACAGCACAGCCTTAAATTGGCATTGAATGAGTGTGATGAGCTGAGGCAAAAAAATGAAAATCTCAAGATCATAATTGAGGAGCTGCAAAGCGATCTTGACACCGCCAAAAACGATCTGACTGTTGCTGATGCCGCGATTGAAGAATTAAAACCTGTAACCCTTGATCCTTATATTGCTAACCAAAAATTAGAATCACAGATCAAAGAACAAGATCGCACTATCTCCAATCTCAAAGTCCAGATTGAGGGGAGAGATGCGGCCCTGAGAGGTAGCACGATTGAATATAAAAAGCTATATCAACAGATTCAAATCCTGCAAGAAAACCTCACACGCTCTAACAGCGATCGCCTATCAGAGCTAACAAGCATTATGCGCCTAATCCAAGCCCTAGACAAAACACCGCAAGCTAATCTAGTAGGCGCTATACACCTAATTAAGCGAGTGATTTACGATGCAATCTGTAAGCTCGATCCTAGCCAAGCTGTTGACCCTTAATCACTTTCTCTAAATCCTTTATCTCAACCCGCAACTGAGCAATCGTACCTGTGTACTGTTCGATGATGCGGGTTTCTGTTAGCTGAATAATGCGATTGCTTTCCTCAATCCTGCGATCAATACTATTTAAGGCAATTCTCAATTCTGATGCATAAATTTCTAATATAGATGCTGTCTCTGTGGGAATGCTAGCGATCGCTTGTTCCAATGCTTGAATTGCCTCGGTGTTGTGCCTAGTGGCATTAATTAAATCTTCGTGCGCTTTATTTACTGACTCGTTAGCCTTAGCCAATGACTGTAAGGATTGAGCGTTTGCCGATGAAGTTTGGATCGCATCAGATACCAAATGCAATAAGTCTTTTGTGATGGCTGTAGTGGTATCCATTCCCCTTGTAGCAAGTTGGGATACGGTATCGGACAGACCTTGATTAATATCAATCTCTGCTTCTAGCTCTTGCCCTTTGCGGTTTTCGGATTGCAGTATCCTACTAGTCTGCGATCCTGACCATTGTTTCCCAATCTCTTTCCAATCCACAAAGCCAGATAGCTTAGTCAAAATTACAGACAAAACAACTAGTCCAGTCCCTACAGCCCCTGTCCCTAAATTTATAGGTATTTCATTACTAGATCCGCTATTTGGCGTAGACTGCGATTGTGGCTGCGATGTAGCCACTGCGATATAAGATTTCATTATTGAAACAATAGGGAAAGTATTAGAATGATTATGACATTTTTTCAAGGAATTTCAAATGAATAACACACAATGGCTAACTGTTTTGGGTGTTGTCGCTGGAGCATCCGAGCTAGCGATCTCGAAAAATATCTATCCTGAATATGCGTCATGGGCTTTTGGCTTAAGCATTATCGGGATGGGTGCGTTAGGTAAAGGAGTTGAGGAAAAATAGCAACAAAAAAGCGCTCTAAATTTAGAGCGCTTTTTTGTTTAAGAAATCTTGCTAGTATAAGTGCCGATCGCTGAATGGATCGGAAAAGTACAAATCACTGATTCCCCGATCAATACTTCTTTTGTACCTTGGTTGTAGGCTGTACGGATATCGCCATTAGCAAGCTGTACTTTGTTTGTTCCCAAATAAGTTGCACTTACATTTCGTTGCGCGTCATCAATTGTGAGCTTTCGGTTGATAGCTAGCACTGAATCCATGAATGCTGTTGATAGTAAGTTTTCTATGCTCATAGTTTAGCTAAAAGTAATACTGTTTATTTCGATGTTGACCCAAACTTCAAACGGGGTAGCCCCGACAGCATAGGAATCTGTAAATATTTGAGGGCTTTCGGTCAAAGTTTCGTCAAAAGTCCAGTTAACAGGCGGGGTAGATTCTTCGGGCAACCCTTCTATTTTTATATAGCCAGTAATGGTTGTTGCGATCGCAAAAGTCGAGGCAGTAAATAAAGGGCTTGCGGTAGGCAAGCCTATTGCCACCCCTCTTTGTAGCGTTATCCCTATGGAGGTATTTTCAAAAGTAATTGCATGTTTGATATAGGGAATTGCATTTCTAAAAATAACTTCCCCTGTATATGCGTAATCGATATCATCTGAGGATATTACCTCTTCGCGTTCGGTCACTGGGATATAATCACCCTCCAAATTATAGGCGGATTGCTCAAATGTAATAAATGTTTGAGTAGAGCCTCCCGTGTAGGTAATGAGAACTTCTTGAAAAAGTCCATCAAGGAGAAATGCAGGAATTATATCTGGGATATCGGGTTCAGTAGCACCGATAAAGCTCTTTTTATCTGCTTTACCTAATCCGCCTTGCACTGGCGTATAGTCTACAACCTCTCCCTGCCCATAGTACAAATTTGGCATAAATTCGGCTGGTGCATCGTCACCGCTAAGCATTTTAATTTTGCCATCGGCTCCAATCGTTGCAATTTGGGGCGCATTTTTAAAGAGCCGATCGCGTATGGCTCTAGATTGAGAGTCATACGTCATACTTTTTTCGAGCTGTAATCGTACTTTTTGAGCAGGGGTGAGATTGTCCATTACACAGGAGCGGCATAGGTAAAAGTATTTACAGACAGAGATCCGCCACTAACTAAAGTAGTGGTATTGAGAATGCATGAAGCGCCCGATCCTGATACTCCTACATTGCCTTGGAAAATGACAACATTATCGGAATCAGTAGCAGAAAAAGCTAACGCTGTACCGCTTGCTGATGCTGTAATTGGTGTGATTGCAGCGGCTGTAGCTTGCCCTGATGAAGCAGCTCCAAAGGCAGGATCGGCTAGGGTAAAAGTAGCAAGTAAAGTAGTTAAGCCAGTATCAGAATAAATCTTTAATTTACCTGCGCCCGATCCTTGATCTAAAGCATCTACGGTGTAGTTACAAAGCCCGTTTCTAATCGTTGTGCTGTGAGTAATTGCCATAATTTTAAGGTGTGAAAGTACTAGAAATGATTGCAGTTGCTGGTTCGCATTGTGCGGTAACTGTTGCGGATACATTAACACCAATATCAATCGCCGCCGTTGCTGGTTCGCACTGGGCAAATATTACATCAAAGTTAATATTTGCGGATATAGCGACTGTTGCTGGTGATGCTTGTGCAATGCATTGAATAGAGTTAGCAACCGTTACAGGTCTATAAACTGTTGACGGTGTAGCAGCAGGACTAGTTGAGATGACATCGCACATAAACCCGATAGATCGTTTTGTCAGATCCTGACTAAATGCGATCGCATCCGCCAAGCATCGATACAAAATCCCATTAAAAATAATATCGATCCTGCATCGAGGGCGCAAATTTAAAAGAGCATCAGTCAAAGCCGTGACCATGAATCGGCATTGTTTGCGCCCGTTAATTAGCACAATTTCTAATTGTCCATACTCAAGAGCATGAGCATTACTGGTTAGCCAATCCACCAAAAGCGGTTGACGTTTTTCTTTGCTAGGCACGCCGCCCAAAGGTATCGCGTTTACCGTTGCTGTTACTTCTTTGTTTTTAGTTTTTGCAGCCTCACTATAAGTAATTGATGGTGGTCTGGTCGAGCCATCGTTAGCAGTTTTTGGAGTGCGAGTTGCACCAACAAAATTAGATGGGAGCCTATCATTGCCCGTGGTAAAGGCTGAATAAGTTACCCCATTACAAGTTATCGATCTAGCGATTGATCCTGATACACCGTCAAAATTAGTGCCAAAAGTCTCGACAAATTTTATCTGACTCCAATAAGGCAGATTAGGAGAATACTGGATAGTCTCACGACTCAAACTATATAAAGTTGCGAGAGTGCCTGATGTAGGGATTACGCCTGTATATACCGTTGTGATTATGTTTGAGGGATAACCATCAGGGTGATAAACATAATCGATAATTGTGCGCTCAATCTCAAAAAATGGTGTAGTTGCCGCTCCTGTAAAGCTATCAATTAACCTTTGGTATTTGCGTGTAATTTTCTGGGATAGGCGATTAGAGCTATCGAAGATGGTCAAGTCTTCTTTAATATTTGTTGCCACTAATGGACTGACAACCATTTCAGCCAAGCCGCCAACAACCGCAACAGAAACCAATCCACGCTCTTCAACCTCGACCGAATAATTTTCACTGGTAATATTTAAGGTGTTTTGGCTTATTAAAAGTACAGTGCGTTTAGAACTGCCAATAACTCCATACTCTGCATATTGTGGAGTAATTACCAATATCGGGTAATCGACACTATCAGGCTCTTGGACTACACCTGCGATCGTTAATTCAGTGACAGTGGGAATAGAGGATCCATCAACAGGATCAAAGCTAGCCTCATCAGAGCCGATTGTAAGGCTAGCGATCGGGCTTGCAGTCAAGTCTATTGGTGATGCTATTACCGTACCTGATGCATTGCAATAGAGTACATGTCGATCGGCTCCTACTAAATCCCCTGCAAATTTAATAGGCGATCCGCCCGTTTTTTGGATTGGTGTATTAAATGGATATCCAAGGGATGGAATTGAGTGAGATGTAATTCTCGCATTTTCAAGAACTCTGACCACAATTTCATCGCGATCGGTATTAGTACCAATCGTTACTCCACTTACATCGTTATCGGCTGTGCGCTGTGATTGGTATGCAAGGATATCGCCAACATCAATCTGTAATACTCCCTCGTTAAAGCCTATATTTGGAGGTGATGGCTCCTTTAGAATGAATCCCGTGAAGTAATTAACGAGCGTTCCTGACTCATTAGCAGTTTGGAAGACAACAGCCGCTTCTACAGCCCAATTAGCAGCCGTCACAGGATCGCCAATAGTTATAAATTCGTTATATCTGAGAGGGTTAAAAGTTAAGGTAATCGATCCTGTAGTTGGCGCGTCTCTACGCTCTAATGTTGATGGTTGCGAGAGTGTGATAGATGCTAGCTCTGACGTGCGATCTACCCCTGCGATCGTGAGTAAAAAAGGCCTAGAGCTTAGGTTAATGGTCATTAGATCTTAACCCCCGTCTCTTGCAACTCAACGATCGCGGTAATATTACCAACCCCCGTATCTGGGCTAAACGTTGGCTCAATAGGCATTTTTACCTGTAACTTAGGGTAATAATTTACCCCGCCGTTTCGCTGGAAGGGAATGCCAACAGATGAACGGGTTTTAGTTGACGATGTTTTCCCCTCTTCAAAATACAGTGTGATTTCGTCAGTCAACTCTAAGTATGGTGAACCTGTTAGGGTCTGAGCTTCGCGCCTTATATTATTAGCTGTAGACCACATTGCGCTTAACTTTAGTGAATCAGCGATACTAACTTTTGCTTGAATATTGTATTGTTGCGGATCTTCAAAACTAATGCCCGTATCGATGAAATTTCCGTTTACGCTAAAAGTCCCATTTCCTGATAACCGAGAACTTTGGCGGGGCGGGGGAGAATCAGAACTAAAATTCCTGAATACAACACTCAGATAAACGCGGATCGAGTGCGTACCACTGCCACCGCTAAGACTTATTGCGCTCCCCCCCTGCGTAGCTGATACGGTAATCGTTGCGCCTACACTGACCACATAATAGCTAGTATTAAGTGCTAGACCCGTTGGCAATGTGCCTGTGGTAGTAAAGCGCACAACGTCATCAACCGCAAAAACTTGCGTCGATGGAGTAATGGCGCTACCCGAAAAAGTAAATGTGTAGCTACGCCCAAAATATACGAGTGTTAAGTCGCCGATCGCCATTGTGAGTCAGGGGATTTTGATTAATTATCGCACATCAATCTATGGTACATTTTGATTGCGTTAAATATTGACTGACTTAGATTTTAAGGAGCGAACCGAAAAGCCGATTATTTTTGATTTGTGGATTTGTTAATGATTTTTTGAGAGTTTGAAGGCGATCGAGAGGTCGTCTTTTTTGTTGGGTAAAATTATTTTTGATTTAGGTATTGACATTAGTTGATTACTAAAGTAATGTATATACAGACAAGCAAATAACACAAAGGCAAACGACAATGACACTTAAGCAAGCACAAAGATTTTACGATTTTGCGATTGGACAAATCACTTTAGATATTTACGGGAATCTTGCAATTCGCACCCTAAGTGGCAAGCTCTACGGAATGCCATCAACAGAGTCTTGCAGTGATCGCGCTTATCTTGGTTTTATGTGTGGTTTTTGGATTAATAAGAAGTCAGAAAAAATTAAAAATGTTGGCATATGTGGTGATGAACCTCAGCGCATGTCTGAATCAATTGTTAATTTTCTTTGGGAAGTTAACTACGCATACTAATAACCCTATGCCCAAACCTAACCCCGCAAACCCATACCATTGCGATCGCCCTATGCGCCGCAATGGTAAACAAGCCAAGTCAGGAGCAGTGCAATATCGCTGCAAATGTGGCTTTACCTGTACCGATAGCGATCGCCCCGCACACCGCCCCTTATTAGGTGATGCGCCTTTGACGCAAGTTGAAAGGAATCGTAGGTATAGAGCTAAGAAGAAAGCTAATTTAAATTAGTTGTAAATAGTAGTTGACAAATACAGGATATCGATCAATAATAGATCATTGAGTTAAACAAGCAAGGCAAAAGACAATGACTAACGTAATTACAAAAAAAGGTTCCAAGTCTGAAGTTATGGAAAAGTTTATTGGAGCTTCAAGCGTAATGCAATGCAACGAATCAACTAACTTATTTGCTTTTGAGTTTGGAAGTAATGAAGGATGCTACATGACAATTGACGGTTTTGTTTTTCGCAGCCATTTAGAAGGTGATGAAGCAATGAAAAGATTTAGAGATGCTATTAGTCTTTATCTGACAATCCAAAACTAACCACCCGCGCACATAAGGGAGTAGCGCCCCTTTCTACACATCAACTAAACAAGGAAAAACACAATAACTATTAAATGGATTAGCTCAGTACATGCCAAAATCAATGACTCTATACACGTTTATATTGAGTCTGATGATGGGAACTGGTTTATTTATACCAATAACATCCCATCTACAGATTTTGAAGATAACTCGTTTAAATCAAAATATGACGCTCAAGATTTTGCGGAGAAACAAGCAAAAAAGATTGCTGCTATTGAGTTAGAAAAGATTACAGATCAATCATACGATGATGACGATGATGACGATGATGATCTAAGTTGGGAAGATATTCATCGCATGAGAAAAGAACTCATTGCAAAGAATCCAAGTGCAAGTGCTGAATATGCCTATAAAAATATGTTTCCGCATATTCTCAAACGTGAATACGAAAATGTTTTTACTAATAAAAATGCCTAAATCACGCACCGAAATCTATCGCGATTGCTATCTCAAGCGTACAGCAGACAAACTCCGCTACTACTGTACGCAATGCGATCGCCAACTCAGATCAGATTCACCTCTCACTATTTGCCGCGCTTGTTGGCTTAAAACGGATGAGGGCAAGCTATACATGCGACTGAAGAAAGCGGAATCAAGAGCTAAAAAAGTAGTAAAATATTAATGCGATCGCGGATGCTAGTCCCGATCGCGTGATCAACCTTATCCATTAATCGCAGGTCAATATGACAAGTTTAACTCAATTTGCATTTAATTCTCAACAGGTTCGTATTGTTTCCATTAATAACGAGCCTTGGTTTGTCGCTCAGGACGTATGTGACATTTTAGATATAAGGAATGTCAGCAAGGCTTGTAACCCATTAAAAGATCGCGAAAAGCAAGTTTTAAATTTGCATGAGATGGGTATAACTTCAAGTGATGATCCAGACACCACAAGGCTTTTAGCGGTTTCAGAGTCTGGTTTGTACCGCTTAACCATGAAATCTCGCAAACCTCAAGCTGAACCTTTTCAGGATTGGGTATGTGAAGAAATCTTGCCAAGCATCCGCAAAACTGGCAAGTATGAGTTAGTCCCATCTCAACCCGCACTACCTCAAAACTATATTGAGGCTCTAGAGGCACATCTACAATCTGAGAAAGATAAAAAGGTACTTGCTGAAGCTAACCAGAAATTGATCGCCGCCAATCAATCCCTAGAAATCGAAGTACAGACTTTAGAACCAAAAGCTGATCGTTATGATTTGATTTTGGCAACCGATGGATGGATGACGGGTGAAGAAATCTGCAAGCAATTGGCAATTCCTAAATTCTCTAATCGCAAGCTCTATGATATTTTGCGTCAAGAGAAAGTATTGTTTAAGCGTCCCGATGGAACTAACTGCCCATATGCTGAATGGGTAAATGAGGGGCTTGCTAAGCTTCGTGATGGTCAATGCTTTGATGGTCGTATGAGATTTAGCCCTGCTTTCTCTTGGAAAGGATTGGATCGCATTCTTGACCTATTGCGTAAACATCAAGTTATTCCCAAGGATAAGCAGTATCGATTTAACTTTGATTCTGACAAAATCGTAGCGATGAAGAGGGCTTAATCATGTTTGATAAAATTTATACAACTGATGAACTTGTCAAAATCCTTAGAGAAGAGCAAATGGCTTGCGTCAAAGGTCAGGGCACATTCCCTATGCCTGATAATGCCGAAGAAATCGCAAAACAAACACCACTAGGCTCTATTTTGGGGGCGCAAAGATTATTTGAGGTTGGTTGTTATCATGAGTTTCGCGATCAAGTTCAAAAGTATCAAATTGAAAATAATATTTCTGGGCTTGAAGTTGATGTTTGTATTATTGGTGACAAGCTCTATAGATTCCCTATCCCTGTCTGCCAATTAGAGCTAACTAAGGATGATTACCAAGTCTTGAAGTTAGCCAAAGACGCTGTAGTTGACGCATTCCTTAGTGCTGTTGATGAGCTTACCTATTTGAGCTTTAGCCATGAAGACAAATCTCATGCTCAATTTGATATCGAAACTACAAGCCAATATATTAGACACCTTTCTGAGTTTTGCGACTGGGCAGAAATTACAGGCGCTAAAGAATTTGAAATAACTCTTGTTCTTGGCTATGGTGATTATCACGAATCTGCATATATTGCTGAGCATTCAGAATCTGCAAAATATTCTGATTCTATGTATTTCTGTGCTGCTAAAGCTTGCAATATTAATGGTGAATAACATTGATAATGTACAGATGGCTTATGACACTGCGATCAATTTGTTGCCTGAGTTGAGAAGAGCGAACAATCAGCATTAATATAAATCAAAGGAGAAAAATGGATACACCTAAAGACGAACAAGATTTTAAATCTTTCTTAGACAGTCTAAGAAAAGAGGCTTTGCAAGGAGAGTTTGGCATACATGCAATTTGGCTTGAGTCAAAAAAAGTTGCGAGTAAAGTCGCAAGCTTTAGAAATGAGCGAGGGAATAACCCTGAGTCTATAGAAATCCTTCAGGCATTGGTGTTGTTTGCGGCCAACCAGCCAGATCTAAAATTTCTTATCCCTTATTTGGATGGAGAAAAATCAGAAAAAGAACTTTCTCAATCTTTTAAATCAATGATCGAAGATGAAATCGAAGAACTAAGTTTGTATAGCAATTTACATAAAGCGCATATCGCACTTTATGCTTACGAGCTAACCCGTAACAAGAAATTTCAAGAGCGATTGGTTAATGATACCAATTGCCAAAGGTGGATAGGTGAATAACATGGAACAATTCGACATCACCAAAGCCGTACCAAGGGCAAGCCCAAAACCCAAAGTACACAACCCGTTCCCTATCGATACGAGCGCATTAACCAAGCGCTTGATCCGTGAGTATTATCCTGAGTTGGAGGGGCGGTTGATTCGGGATTGAGTAAATATTAAGGAGTAAACATGAGTAACAATACACAAGAATTTTCTATCTTCGACTCTAAATACAGCGAGATTTTAGCCCTGCTATGGTTTCGCATCTCTCAAGATTTCCAATGCGTTTGGGAGCAATTTCTTTTTAATCAGCAATGGTATAGGAAAAGGATCGGCGGTAAATGGTGTTTGCATTGCCATGAAAAACATATTTTCTGGACTCCAGAAAGTAATTTTGTTGATGTCATGGCTGGCTTTGGTGCGATTGTTGATGTGATTAAAACTGAGGATTGGGATGTTGATAAAAACTAAAACGATATCTTTACCTGTTTACGCTAAAGATATCTCTTCTCTTTTGCGTATAACTATAGCTGATGATATACTCCCCGTTGGTATATTAGGGTTAACCGATTTTATTGTCCATCATCATGGCTGTGAAGATTCATGTACTGATTTTTATTCAGTACTCGAAAATCATTGTAGTTTTATAACCGCTAAAAATTTAGGGCGTTTATGGCATAGCGGCTATTTGCAAGATGATCATCATTTTGATGTTTATAAAAATATTCCACATCAAAGATTTTATGGCGGATTTTATCATGGTGGATTATCGTTTATTGATTCGCCTCAATCCACTTATTCTCCAAGTGGTCAAGCCTTTGCAAGCATTTCTTTGTCAAAATTTTATATTAGAGGTAATGAAATCCCTAGTGAAATTAAAAGCAAGGTTGAAACCGTAAACAAAAGGATTTTAACTGAGAAAGATCGCTTAACCTTAATACAACAAAGCAAGGGCTTTAAATACGGATGGATTAGCTATAAATTGCAAGACTTTATGGGAAATTATAGGCAAGAAGTTGAAAAACTTTTTGAGAATGAATTGTATTTTTATTTCCCTCAAAGCCCTGTTTATCAGGATCGCTACAATTCTTTGCCCATGATAGACAGAATAAAATATACAGCCGCCTAAGCTAAAATCACAAGGCAAGGTTAAACCCTATTATTAGCGTTGAGTCAGCCCCTTGCAACAAAAAAGCCGATCGCTTGTTGGTCGGCTTTTTGTTGCGTAATTTCCTATACAAAAACCTGCGAAATACTTGCAATAATTAACCAACCTATCAAAACAAGATTATGCAAGTTTGCGATATTTGCGGCGCTCAAGAAACTAACGGTAATATATCTCTGTCTGCCGACCGCAATCGGCATATATCTGTATCTAATAAGGATTTGCATTATACAAGGTGTTGCCAGATCGCTATCAGTCGAGGTCGCAAAGGTTGTTTGAATAGATTAGGAAAAGTTATAGATCTCTCAGATCTCTTTAATGATTAGTTTACATACTCAGCGCCATAGATTTAATTAATGCTTCTTTCGACTGAATTATGTGATATTATTATCACATAATTCATTTTCATTAAAACCGTATGGAAGTTTGGACTGATATCAAAGGTTTTGAAGGGCATTATCAAGTATCAAACTATGGTCGGATAAAAAGTGTAGAGCGGCAAGTGGCATCAAAAAATGGCTCTACACGCACAATCCAAGAATCCATTAGAAAGCCTGTTTACAATAAAGGTTGTAAGGCTTATGCAGTGATACTGTTGGCGGGGGAGAAGCGTGAGCATCATTTGATTTCGTTTTTAGTTGCACAAGCTTTTGTTAGCAACCCTGATAATTTACCTAAACTAATTCATCTTGATGGAAACAAGTTAAACGATCATGCTTCAAATCTTGCTTATGTAAACAACGATGCGCCTCCAATACAACACGCAAGACATTATAAGCTGACAGAATCTGATATAGATGACATTAAAACACGCCGATCTAACAATGAGATACATAGAACCATAGCCAGTGATTACAATGTTTCTATTACAACCGTATTCAAGATTTGTAGTGGCGGCTAATTCTACATACTCAACGCCGCCGATCGTGCCATCTCCCTTTGAATCTGCAAAGCGATCTCTGTAGCGTTACCACTGCCTGTAGTTACATTTACGTTATAGGTTTTGTTACCGCCCGAATTGTTCAATACGTTCTTAGTCTGATTTGCAGGTAGGACATTAGAGCCTCTAGGCAATGTCACAAGCTCAGCACCTCGTTCTCCTACCAATGCCATACCGCCGCGGAAGTTTGTAACACCACTAGCAAAAGCAGGAACTTTAGAAGCGCCCGCACCCGTAGCGGCGCTAAGTGATGTTCCACCTTTAGTTACTGCCAACGCATCAATAATTTGCTGTGCAGACTTACCTAAAATTTGCTGTATCTCAATCGCAGACGCTTTATCTAGCGCCCTTTGTTGCTCTTTAAATACTCTCTCACGTTCGATTTTCTGATCCTCAAACGCCCGATCAAGCGCTAGCTCTTTCTCTTTTTGAGCTAACTTAATCGTCTCTAGCTCAGCATCAGCAGCTTTCCTGAGTGCTAAGTCCTCGTTGGTTTGCTGTAGTTTTAAAGCACGTTCTTCATCGGCTTGCTGCTCTTTAATTGCTGCAAGTTCACCTCTCTCGAAAGCTAATTTACTAGCCTGTAATTCAGCTTCGATTCTTTGCTTTTCAGGTTTGAGTACAGTGTTCTCAAAAGCCAACTTAGCAGCGTTTTGCTCAGCATCAAAAGCCAACTTAGCAGCGTTTAATTCAGCTTCAAAAGCCTTGTCACTAGCTCTCTTGACCTCAGTGCGCTTTACATCTTCAGCTTTATCTATTTCAGCTTGTTTGGCTTTGTTGGCTTTCTCCAATTCGTCTAAGGCAAGCTGTACTTTTTTCTGCTCTTCACCCGTAGCGATCGCGGATACTTGAGCTATTTGCTTGGCTTGAGCAACCAATTGTTCTTGACTCTGTACCCCGCCCTGTCCTTGGGTAGCTGCTTGCGATCTAATGCGTTCTTCTTCTTCGATTTGCGCTGCAATCCTAGCCCGATCTTCGGGCTTGACAGTAGCGATCGCGCCTTCATTACTTATTAATTGCTTAGCTTTTGACAAAGCCTCAGATGCTTGTTTATCACGTTGAGCGCGTTGCGCTGCAAATGCCTCATCGTCCTTACGTTGCTTATCGGCTCTCTGTTCTTTGAGTGCATTTTGCTTGTCATCAAAATCCTGCTTGAGTTTGTTTAGTTTCTCCTCGTTTGCACGTTTCTTGGCATCAAGAGCATCCTCAAGTTGTAGTTTTTTGGCATTCTGAGTGTCGTCAAATGCGCGTTGCTTATCTTGTAAAGCTAGGGTTTGCTTTTCCTTTAGTACCTCTGTTTCTAGCGCTTGCTTGCGATCTAGCTCACCTTTTGCGAGTGCATTTTTTTCTTCGATTGCTTTGATAGCATCGGCATTTTCGCGATCGCGTTTGGCTTTGGTGTCTTCAAAGGATCGCTTGATTGATTTTTCTGCGTCTTGGTTTTGGGCTTCCCTGATTCTTTCAGCTTGCTTGCGTTGTTCATCGGTTACTTCAGCGATCGCTGATGCTTCCTTTGCTGCTGTACTATTTACCGCAGCAATTCGATCTTCTAAAAGTTTTTTGCGTTTGGAGAATATTGCAATCTCATTGTTTAGAAGTTTTTGTAAAGCAGGGTTATCAGAAGCGCCTTGAGCTTGCGCTTTCAAGGAATTAATAGCTAAATCAATATTTTCAACCTGCTCCTTAGTTTCTTTATTGAATTTCGCTACTCCTTCGGCACCTAATCTATTTTTAGCCCCTGTAGCGTCAATGGCTACACCGTATTTGTTCAATACGTTGAGTGATTCGTCGAGGGCTTTGGTGTATTCCTTTTGATTTTCAGCAAAAGCAATTACTTCTTTTTGTCGCCCCCTTTGCGCCCCAAAAATATCAAATGTTGCGCCTTGTCTTCCTAATCCGTCGTCAGTAGTTTGCTCAGGTGACGCTAGCTTACCGCGTAGCGCTTGTAATTCTGCTAATTTTTGCTTGTAATCCTCCAAACTTTTTGTCGATTCCGAAACATTAAAAGCTGATGATAATTGCTTACCTACTGCAATTAGTGGAATCGCAGCAACAACAATTAACCCCAATGGCGTTGTCAGTGCATACGCCGCTACACTAGCAGCCGTGAGCGCACCTGTTAGCACTCCCGTACCTACAGCAAGTGCCCCTTGAGCGATCGCCGCTAATCCCGCTTTAGTGGTTAGCAGTGTAAAGGCATTACTAGCTAGGGTAGTCGCAAAGGTGAGGGCATTAGCACCAAAAGCTGCAATACCAGCCGCCCCACCAAATAACTTTAACCCCCCAACAAAAGCTGGAGCCGCCGCGCCGATCGCTGTAAGAGCCGCACCTAATGTAGCAATACCGCCAGCTAGTCCAATAATCGCGCCTAAACCTACTTGAATTGGTGCAGGTAATTGGTTGAATACGTCAACAGCCGCGCCTACAACCGCTATTAATGGCGCAAATGCTGTTTGTGTACCACGTCCTAAATTCACTAAAGCTTCATTGATTTTATTGATAGCTGCTGTAATTTGACCCTGAGCAGACTTGGCAACAATATCAAAGCCAGCTTGTGCTTTACCTGACGCATTACCGATGGCTGCTAGATTCTCGTTGAACTTGCCTAGATCGCCACTAATCAAAGGCAATACAGCAGCTAGTCCGTCAACATCGGTAAAGATCTTGGATAGCTGCTCTGAAGATGTAGCGCCGCTTGCTGACAGTCGTTTTAATACACCTGATAGCCCCTCAGTTTTTAGGATTGCAGCGCTGTTTGCAATGCCATATTTCTCTAGTTCTTTTGCTGCTGCTGCTGTAGGTTTAAGCAATGTAACGATCGCCTGTCTTACTCCACTAACAGCACTTTCTGTTTTAATACCAGTAGCTGTAGTTGTTGCGATCGCCGCCGATACTTCGTCAAAACTTACACCCGCTGCTTTTGCTATTGGAGCGATTTTTCCTAGTTGCCCCGCAAATTGTCCGATCGTGGTTTTACCTTTATCTTGCACAACTGCAAATTTATCGACAATTAAAGCCGCATCGTTAGCAGCCAATCCATAGGCATTAAGCACTGATGTAGTTGCGTCAGCTACCGTAGCAGTATCGGTAAAACCAGCTTTAGCACCTAATACCGATACTCTCGTAATCTCTGAAGCGTCAGCTACATTACTGAATCCACTAGATAAAATCTCATATTGTGCGCCTAAAATCTCAGCGCTAGTTACCTGATTTTTTAGCTCACCTGATAGTTTGATCGCTACACCTGCAAAAGCGTCCGACTCGTTGGATAAAGTAGCAATCTTTGTTTTAGCTGTATCAAACCCCAAAAAAGCTTGATTAGCAGCGCTAGAAACTTGATTAAAAGTAGTTCCAATCCGTTCTAATGTCTGCGATGTATTTTGTAATTGCTCAGCTAAATCTCGCGCTTTCTCAGTAGTAGCGCCAATGAACTGATTAAAAGTTACAGGACTCGCATCGTCAAAACCTTTCTTGATTTTGTCGAGATTAAGTTTATTGATTTCACTCGCTAGAGCTTTAGCGTTAGCAATATCAGCAGGATTAATCAGCTTTGCATCTATAGCTGCTAATTGCTGTTTGTATCGTAGTAATTCTTGTGCAACTCGCGCCGCCTCTTTGTCAGCGCCATCTGATACCCGTACAGCGCTAGCTGCTTTTTGCCTCTCTAGTTGCGAAATAAAAGCAGCCGATCTAGTTGCATCATTTGCGCCGCTTTGTGCCTTTTTCTTCTCTAAAGCGTCTATTTCTAGCTGTAGTTTTTTTAGTGCAGCGACAGCTATGTTAGAAGCATCCGCGCCGCCCAAATTTAAGACGGGTGCTTTGATATTACCGATCGCAGATTGCAAAGTTTTGATGTCACTGATCGCCTTGTCGATGCCATCAAAACTTACTCTAATTGCATAATTTTCATCAGCCATATCAATCACCCTCAATCAAACTTCTTAAAAAAGTGTCGAAATAATTAACCAAAGAAACGGTTAAAGCTTCTTCTGCCCCTAGAGTTGGGGTCAAATACTTATGCCTTTTTTGCAACCATCTCAAAGCGATCGCTACATTTAGATCGTCTGTATCGCTGGAGGGTAGCCAGTGCTTAGCAACTAAGGCAAGGTGATTGGGGATGTCTTTGCGCTTTAGATCAAGGCTTTCTAAAATCTCCCTTCCATCAAGAGGGTTATGAATAATTACTCGTCCGTTCTCTTCTTGTTCTATGCGTGGATTACACCAGCAAGAGCCGTCATTATTTTCATCGTGTTCTCTCAAGTCATCAATAGGGATAACATGGACTGATTCGCCTTTATACTCTAAAGATTTACGCCTTAGTTTTACTATTTCAGGTGTAAAACCAACATCTTTTAAAGTTGACTCTATTAAAATTTCTACAATTTGCAAATCAACGCTTAATCCTTGATTTTGATCTAAAAAAGTATTCCGATTAGTATCAATCAAAAAACGAGACGGGGCTGCAATTATTAAATAGTTAGTAGAGTCACTCAATGGTTCATCGTATTGTTTAGTAATTGGCGCGATCGTTAAATCACTATTACCAATATTTTTTTCAATACTCCAAAAACAACTAATTGTTAATGGATTATCGAGCCCAAAAATGTCGATAAATTCATCAGCAATATGATGCGATAAGACTGCATGGATGTTTTTCATATTTAATCACCAGCTAATAATTCAATCGTCTCGTAATCGCAAATTTCTACAACCCAATTCGGGATCTTGCCTTTCTTAAACAGCAAAGCAAACTTCTTGGCAAAGGTTACAGACATCCGCTTCTTAGCTTGCATTCTACGCAATGCTTGCAGTGAAGGGGTAAGCGATCTAAAGGCTTTCTCACGGTCTTTAAAATCACCAGTAGCTAACGTATTTCGCGCCGCTATCACCTCTAGTTCTGCCGATCGCTGTAACTCTTGCTCGTTAATATAAGCAAGATATTGCCTAATTACGCTGATTCGAGTAGACCCGAAATCTCCACTAAATTTGTCTCGGAATCTTGATCCTGTGAGTTTGAGGTAGATTTGATTCCACTCTTCCTCGATGTCTTTAACGGTACGGTTGGACTTCCGTCCTTTCCCTCAGTCACGGGTTCATCAAGTTCATAGTTTTCAGTAATTCCCTCGCGTTCAGATACAAAAGTTAGCCACAAAGCCTCGATCAAAAGTATTGACTTTTTGAGTTGTGCTGTAATTTCTTCACGGCTTACAGATAATCGCACTGCCAACCATGCCGATACCTGTACGATTTTCCACTCAGTATTGGCACTGGTCGAGCTTAAATCAATAGCGATCGCTTTATCGACTGCAATCGCTTCATCTACGGTTAATTCCCCTAGTAAAGGAATTTCAACACCAAAAACGGTTTTAGATTTAAAGGGAGGCTTTTGCTCAATCTCAAAAAGCAGCGTATTCTTTAGCATATTTGCAAAGTGATATTTTGATGTGTATTAATGTCAGTCTTTGGGATTAATACAGTGGCAACCAAAACGCGATCGCCACTGTATAAATCCACTTTTGTTTCTTGCGTAAACTCTTCCCTTAGATAAAGCATTTCGGCAATAAGCTGCTTGCCGTCTAGCTTGCAGCTTATTGCGTATGCTTTAGGAGAGATTAGATATTCGTGCATTAAGTTACGACTGCGGGATCTGTGAATACACTTCCGTTAGCTTTGAAAGGTAAGTTTTGCTTGCTAATCGCTCCAGCCTGTACGTCAATAGTCTGGTCTGTGCAATAGCAGATAGCACGGCGAACCGATCCCGATGTATAACCAGCCGCTGGAGGCGGAGTAGTGATAACTACCCACATATAATTCCCTGGAGTTGAAATCACGGTTGTCCCATCGATCGCAGTTGCGCCGATCGTCAAGTTGGCTACGGTAGTTAGCCCAGCATCGATAGAACTAAACGCACCATCACAGCTAAATTCACCCGCGCCACTAACGATTTGACCTTGATCAAACAAAGTGCTATCAAAGGTTCGTAACTGCTCGTCAGCGAGGGTTACTGTACCTGTAGCTGTTGAACGCGCTCCAAGAGGGATAAAGTTAGAGCTAGTACTGTTATTTGGGATCGCAAGATGATTTGCGTCTAATGCAATTGAGCCAGTCGCAGTGTACGGCCCCGACCCAGTGCTTAACGCCGTGCTGACAGCAGTTGTAACCGTTGCGCTAACTACGTTTCCAGTTACTGGATCGGTAAATGGCAGACAAGTTCCAGCGGGGATCTTAATGGTTTGTCCAGACGTTGCAACGCTATAAGATACAGCAACAGTAGTCGCGTTCTTAATAGCAGCCGTTGTAACGGTAATCGCAATGCGCTTGGGGTAATCGGTGTCGCCTTTACCTAAAGGCACGATCTCGACTTTAGCGCCATTACCCGTCTCAAATGTTGTAAGCTTTTCGCCCATCTTTTTATTATCTCGCGAGACTTTATCCCCTAGGATTGCACAATAAATAGCTATAATATTGAGTACGGACTGATCGCGGACTAACTACGGACTCAAATTTTATGGCTGAAAGTTTAAGCAAGTTTTATCAATTAAAAGACGATGTGCAACAAGCTTTTTTGTTTATGGATGAGGTTACTCAATTAGTGGATAGTCCTAACCCTATTCGAGCCAAGACTGACATTAAGCATTTAATTGAATTTCGCGATCAAGTAAAAGAAGATTTGGGGCTAGGGAAACTGTCCAATGATTCAACCATTGAGGAAATCCACAACCTAAAAACAGAGCGATCGTATTATCGAGGCATCCTCGATCATCTTTGCGATCGCTTGCAACTATGGGCGAATGGGTTTGAAAGGTTAAAAGATGTTCGCATTGTGAAAACATCAGAACCAGAAAATCTTGCCATTGATAACCGCCGCCCTTGCAGTTTCAGTCGTCGAGTAAACGTATTATTGGATGATAATCCTGATGAGATTCTGACCGTCTTAGGCAATGATCAAATGTTGGCTAGGATTGAAAAGATGTATAACGATCTCACGGCTGCTAATGAGTTTCGCGATCAGGTCAAGTTTTTATTTGGCGAAGGTTTGAGTGATGACGAAACTATTGCAGCAATCAAAGCTAGGAGATGGGATCAAAATCAATCCAATAGATTTGTTATGGCAATCAAAGAAGTGTTAAATCAGGGCAAGCTATCTGATGATGAAGCGATCGCTAAAATCAAAGAATTATCAGAGCAATCACAGCTACTAAGCGAGATTGGCGACATTCTAAGAATGGCTAATGCACAATGCTTTGACCATCGCAGATTCAAGCAAGAAGAAAAGATCGTTGTTACTGGATTCCGCCGATTATGCGATATTCACTTAGCTCTTTTTAAAAAGCGTAGTGAGTACGAGATTTATGGCAGTCGCATTATTGATGATTTGCTAAACTCAGTAGATTTACAAGCCCAAAAGCAAGCCTATGATCAGGAAGAAATCAAGTTTCGCAGTCAGATCAAACAAGCGCTATATAAAGGAGTCAGGAAAGACAAATATCCGTCTATTGATGAGTTCCCTGACGATGACGCTATCAGCTTTGTAGAGCATTTAATAGATCGTCACAAACACTGGGGGCGCGATCATGAGTTTACTCAATTTGCGCTTGAGGTTAAACAGCTTTTAATTGATTCAGTTGGTAAAGATATTAGCAATGAAGAGGCGATCGCTGAGATTGAACAACTTACAGGAGACAAGGATCGCGAAATTAAGAGACTAAATGGCGATATATCTGGTATTGCCTCATTCTTGAACTTGCCTAGCGATGCCAAGCAACCTGACATTTGTTTTGCGATCATGGAGTTAAAGCAAGAAAAAAAGAAATATTACAAAGGCTACTTTCAGTTAGAAGTGATTTCCAAATACCTTAAGCTCCCAGAAAACTGCAAGCCAATGGATATTACTACTGAGGTGATTGAGCTTAAAGAGGAGATGGATCAAGCTAAAAAAATCATCGCCCGTCTCGTTGGTAAGTAAGCATGGAAGAAGGTAAATCAATAGAAATAAAAATCGTCATCACCCCTGCTTTTCTCGCAGAGCTTAATAAACTTATGCCAGATTGTGAGAAAGGCAAAGGAGAGAGAACAAAAGTGATCTATTTTTTTATCAAGGAAGGTTATCGCGCAACTCTAGCCAAATCACAGCAAGAGCCGCGCCCGAATCACAGTAATCGAGATTATTTAAGGAGAGGTTGAAGATGAGAATTTATCAGAATTTGGCAGACGCTTCATGGCTTGAAAAGATTATTTATTACTTTGATTTAATATCAAATTTTTTCGGTTATTTATTGGCGATTATTTGGATTGGTTTATTTGTCTGGGTAATGCTTAGTGATGCAAGGAGAAACTAAATGGCAAACCTATACCTAGTAAAGCCAATTGAATCGCATGAGTCAGAGTCTTATGCTCGTTATCTTGGCTTTGTGATTTGTGCTGATAGCGAGGATGAAGCGAAGGATTTATCGTTTGAGCCTAGCTATCAATACGGAAATGATGAAAGGTTAGATCGCGGGAATTGGGCTCCTGAAGGAGCTAAACATTTACTTACTGTTAAGTATTTGGGAATCGCTGATAGCAGTATTGAAAAAGGTAAAATTCTACAAGAATATATAACTGATTAATAAAAAACGATCGCTGTCCATCTGAAACTCAGGACAGCGATCGCATTCAAGACATAGTAAAGGAGTAAACACGCGGTCAAGCGATTTACTCTGTGATTATAGCGCATCGCTTGGCATTGGCTGAAAAAGCATTCCCTCAAAGAAAATCGCAAAGCTATCTACACCAATAGTTAGAATAACTTTTCGCGCCACAAACCTATAATCACCTGAAGTAACTTTGAATGGGTTAGATCCCATAACAATTTGGCTGTGTAAACGCTGTATGTTTTCTTTTAAATACTCGTACAGTAATTCGTTTTGGAATCCTTTCGTCGCTCTAACTTCAGTATTGAAAACCGTCAGAGAATCTCTACTGAGAATGGTTTGAGATTCAAAAATAATACAATCAATCCCGTCAATATTTAGAGTGCTATCTCTTATCAAAGATTTAGGACTAGCTATTGTCACAGTCATATTTTTACCTTGTATTTCGTAAGCGTTCAATCAAAAGCAGATTCCGAGCATTCTCAAAATTAACCCGTTGCCGATTGTCTCTCACCTCACGCGATTCTACAGGTTTCTCAATGGGCTTTTGCTCTTGTACTGCGATGATTTGCTGCACACCTTTACCAGCTAAGCGATCGAGGTTGTAGACTACGCCGCGCCATTCGATAAAGTTGGCGGGGTAGTTGAGAGGTTCAATAGCGATCGCGGGGGCTGGGATTGCGAAAAGTAGAAGGGGGAATAGTAGGTATTTTTTCATGGTTTTTCCTTTTCAAGAAGAGCGACAGCACGGGAAATTATATCGGCGCATTTTCCGTAGGATTTTACATAATTACGGAGTTCTTCAGCCCAGTAATCAACTCTTTTATTGTGAGCTTCAATGTTTGTAAGATCGTTTATCTTTAATTCTTGCAAACCGTCAATAATTTTTTCAACCGTGTAAAGAATACTTTTACTCACGCAACCACTCCTTTAAAAGCTCCGATTACAAACTGAAAATTGCTAGGCACAAACGGATGTGCCATCGGCACAGGACGAAGTAAACCAACACGCTTACCGCCTAAATCTAACTCACAACGCACGTTATTAAATGACGCAAAATTAGCTGGTAAACATTTGGGATCTTGAATCCATATCTTGATCGGTGTTTCCTCCACACTAGCGCCGATCGTCTCAAGTAATTGCGGATTACTTTCACGTACAGCCCAGCCTTGCACCGCTCTTGTATCGCTATCAATCACAGGATTACCTAGCGCGTTAACCGTGCCTGTATCTATGCTATTGCGTACCCAAAACGTGCAGTTATATTGGTAACTGCCATCGGGGTTCTTGGGCGCAAATGGGGGGATGAGGTTAGAAAGTGGCATGATGTCTCTCTTTCTTAAATCTTGGAGGCTCGTAGCTTTCGCACAAATTCCGATACCGTTCAGCAGGTGTTGTTAAGTGCGCTAATTCTGGGAAAGTTGAGGGATGATAACTAATAAATTTAGACTGAGTATCTCGCAAATGATTGTAAAACTCTAGTTGATCAGGTGTCATTCGTCCCATACATTACTTACCTTTCAAATGCTTGCTTAACTCAATTTTAGCGCGTTCTTTCGTCTCTGGCGACATCCCTAAAAACCGCCGCGCCTCATTGGCATATGCAAAGTACCGTTTAGCCTCACCAGTGACGCTGATTCGATAACTTCTGCCATCGCTTGATATTACCGTTATTCCTTTACGCATCGCATCAGTGCGCCGCAAAATCGTAAGGAACGCGCCAATTAAGCGCTTGTGTGCGATGTACTTAGCGCTGAGTGTTTTCCACGCCGCACCCGTATCAGGATCGCCACCCTCACGGATGATGTTGTCCTGTAGTGCAACCACATGATCCGCGCTGACAGTCTTTATCACAGGCTCTATGTTTTGCAGCTTGGATAAGAGCTTAGCGGCGATCGGTGTGTTGGGCAGGGTGAATTTAAGCATGATGGCAACAAAAAAGCGCTTACGGGTATTGTAAGCGCTTTTTTGTTAGTTAGATTTTTGAAACAAAGGGATAGCAGCTAGTTTTTTTAGCCCTGTACGTTGCTTAGATAAAGCAGATATTAACTGCTTATCCGTGAGTTTACGAGATATGGGACATTTCTCGTAAATAGCATGAAGCGCTGTTTCATAATCTTCTATGGGTTTATCTTCCTCAGTCATTGCGACCCATACACCTGCAAACTGAGGATCGCCTTTAGCTGCGCTGCTAGAGTCTAATCTATCGTAAAAAAGTTTATCGATTTGCTTTTGGTTTTCTAGATATTGCTCGTAATCAGTCATCGTGTTACTTTCCTTTGTTTACTAAATCCATGAGAGGGGCGCTACTCCCTCTCGTTTGCGCGGGGGTGTCGGTTAGATTGCGTCTACTTCAGGGTTTGCTTCTGTTTGCCAAATATCAAAAATGGTTTCAATCCTAAAATCTGAATGCCAGTAATGTTTAAACAGACACTTTACGGAATCCTCAATATAATGAATTTCTACTTCATTTGTTTCGTTGTTGTACTTTGCGAACCCACTGCCAACAACCCCGTAGTCTCTTTTTACTACTGCATACCAATCTTGAAGTCTTGCGTTGATATGATTTACTACTGCGTTCATGGTCGTTTACTCCTTTGTTTTGTCTGTATGAATAAAATAGTAT